CCAATCAGGTTCAGAATTTTCTATATCAGGATCACCAGTTACATCTGCTGGTAATATAACACTAGATGTAAACAGAATAGCGGCAACAAAAATTGGTGCTAACACAAATGTCTCCGATACAGAATATGGGTTTCTCGATGGAGTAACCTCATCAATACAAACACAAATAGATTCCAAAGCTGGTGCTGGATTTGCAGTAGCGATGGCAATAGCTTTATAGGAAAGGAAAACAATGGCTCAAGATTTTGAAAGATCATACGCTAGTTCGATTTCAAACTCATCAGGATCACCAACAACATTGGTCACTTCAAACTCTGATGACGCATTGATTTCAATTAGATTAGTAAACAAACACACATCAGCAGTTAGTGTATCAGTTGTAATTACATCAGGTGGAACAACCTTCAATGTAATTAAAGATGCACCAGTACCAGTCGGAGGCTCACTAGAGTTAATCGACTCAGGTTCTAAGATTGTAATTCAAAATGGTGATGTAGTGAAAGCATACGCAGATACAGCAAGTGCTGTAGATTGCTTAGTGAGTTTCGTAGATAGCATTAGTACATAGGAGATAACATGGCATATGTAGGCAATACACCAGCAGATAAAACACTTAAATTAGAAAAACAACAATTTAGTGTATCTGCTACAACATCTTATACTCTTAGTCATAGTGTATCTGATCCTCAAGATATAGCTTTGTTTATCAACAATGTTAGACAAAACCCTAACTCTAGCTATACAGTATCAGGCACAGCACTAACACTAAGTTCTGCTACTTCTGCTTCAGACACCATGTATTGTGTCTTTCTTGGCAGAGCTATAGGAACAACAGGCATAGGAGCTGGTGAAGTAACAAAAGATAAACTTGATCTTATATCAGACTCAACTGCTGGACTAACAGTTAAAGGTGATGGTGGATCTAATGATGGATATTTACAACTTAACTGTAGAGTAAACTCACATGGTATTAAATTAAAGTCACCTCCACATAGTGCTGGTGCTACATACACACTTACATTTCCAAACTCTGTAAGTGCAGATAAGTTTCTTAAAACAGACGGATCAGGTAATTTAAGTTTTGCTAGTGCTGGTATTACAGAAGCAGATCAATTTGTTATAACAAGTAATGCTCAAATATCTTCTGGAATAAGTGATTTAACTACTAATATTGCAAGAGAAACAGATGACAATTTTTCACAAATAGGTACAGGAATGTCGGAGAGTAGTGGAATATTTACATTTCCAAGAACAGGTATTTACTATATTTCAGCACTTGGTGCATGGTTAACTAACAATGGAGCTGCTGCTTATCTTACATTAAGAATAAAAACAACAACTAATAATTCTTCATATACAACAAGAGCACAAGCCTACACATCAACTGCTAGTGGTAATGACTATGCAACTTCTTTCAACCAATACATTTTTAATGTAAATGATACAACTAATAGAAAAGTTAAATTTAATATTGAAGTAGATGGTAGCACTAGATTAGAAGCAAGTGGCACAAAATTAACATTTATAAGATTGGGAGATGCAGTTTAATGGATATAGCAAGACCTAAAAATTTAGAAGATTATTTATGTTCTTTACATACAGGACAATGGTTTGGTTTTGATAATTTTAATGGTGATGATAGTCATAAAATTTACGCAAACTTAATTATTCACGATAGTTCAAAAACAAAACCTACAGAACAAGAATGTATTGATGGACTAGCACAGTTACAGGCTGACCATGACAAAGCAATCACAGACAGTACAAATAAAAAAGCATCTGCTAAACAAAAACTCCAAGACTTAGGATTAACAGTAGATGAAATTAAGGAGGCATTTGGAATCTAATGGCAATTGATAAAATACAA